AAATAAAGATACACCAAAACCAGAAACTACAATAAAAAAAGTAATACGTTGGCCTCAAGGATAGCACGAGATACTCCAAAAGAGTCTATTCCATGACAGAACAATTAGAATTAGTTACAATAACAGATCACCCTAAACATGGAAGCTTTGATGTAGAAGTTCCTACTAATTTTTCAGAAGATCAAGTACGTGATTATATGAAAGATCTTGACCTTGATCTTTTGCTAGGTATCCCTGAAGATAAAAAGGCAGAGGTTGGGGAAACAGATTGGGGAAGAATACAGGAATGGGAAAACTCTAGTCACGCTGGACTACGTAATGACAAGTGGTACTCCCATGATGTATCGGCTAATGAAACTTCTATTGCTTATGGGCATAAATTAAATACCGATGAACTTAATAGTGGTATAATTAATATTAATGGTAAAGATGTTAATTGGAAGAAAGGTTTAACAAAACAACAAGGTAATGATCTTTTAATACAAGATGCAGAGTGGGCTAAACAGATAGCGTTAGCATCGTTAATTAAAGCTGATTTACATACTAACCCTAATGCAGTATCTTCTTTAACTTCTGTAATATACAATGTAGGTTCAGGTAATTGGAGTAATAGTGAAGCTAAGAAAGCTCTTGAGGCAGGGCATATCGAAGACTTTATGCACGAAGCATTTGATGCAGAAGAAGGGTTTGTAAGAGTAAATGATAAAGTCTCAAGAGGTTTGGTTCGTAGACGTAGAGAAGAAGCACAGTTATTTTCTGAAGGCTTTGAAGATAAACCTGATTCTTTTAGTAAGATGATACAGTCTGTTCTTGAAGCTATTAATCCCATATCTACAGCTGAAGCAGCAGTTATTAAAAGAGAACCTGCACCTACTCCTGCACCCGATACAATGTCTACTCTAAAAAGAAACTCCAAAGATGTAGAAAGTGTAGGTACACTACAAGATATGTTAGGCATGGATGTAGGAGAGGACAGAGGTATCTTTGGCCCTGCTACTGAGAAAGCTGTTAAAGCTTTTCAAGAATCACAAGGACTTACTGCTGATGGTGTAGTTGGAAAGAATACATGGGCTTCTTTGCAAGGTTCTAAACCTCAAGAAAGTTCTATTCTATCTAGTTTAAGTCCTATTAGTGAAGCTAAAGCAGCTTTGCCTCCCCCTGATACCCCTGAAGAGAAACAGGTGCTGGCCCATGTAGAGGCTGAGTCAGAAGGGTTGTTCTCAGCAGAAACCAGAAGCTCGGCCAGTAAGTTGTTATCAAGAGTAATACGCAAATCTACTGCACTCACTGTATTACCAGATAATCTTGAATTGTTCGTAACAGATATTCTCTTTAAGAATATCCTTAAGGTTCCTATAGGAGGGGCAGTACTGAATGAATGGGATCTGGATTATAGTCTCCTTAGCCTTGTTAAACAGATGGCTGGGGAGGCTATCGCTGCTGGACGTTCATCTGTGACGTATCCTAACTACCCTAAAACTAAAAGGGGTTTAAATGCTGAAAGTATTATTGGTGGGGAGGGAGTAGCTAAGGCTGATAAGGTGTACGATCTCTCTGTCTCAGGTTTTTCTAAGTTAGCCTACGACTCTTATACAGACCCTGTTGTCACACTAGCCACTACTTTAGGAGGGTTTTCTCTCGTTGAGGAAGATGGTGTATGGTACGCCATAGATACCTATGATGCTGAGAAGTTTATACACGGATCAGCAAGCAAGGGTTGGTATGGTAAGTTTAGAAATGTCTTATCTGACTTTGGCACAACAGAAGAACAGAAGAACAAAAATGATAAGATACAATGGAAGATACGTCTAGGTACAAAAGAAGAACTAGTATCTAATATAAAGTCAGCGAGGAATTGAATGTTATCATTGTTAGGCAGTGTCCTTGGCTTTGGTACTTCTCTAATCCCTAAACTACTTGGGTACTTTGAGGAGAAAAGAGATCAGAAGCATGAGCTTGAGATGATGGACAAACAACTCCAGCATCAGCTTCAGCTTGGTAATCAGAAGATGCAGCTTATGGAAGTCGATGCCTCTATAAGAGAAATAGAATCTCTCCATAAAGAACATTCTAAAATTACAGTTAAATCTAGTCAATGGGTTATTAACCTTTCTTCTACAGTCAGACCATTGATAACATATTTTTTATTTGGGGAGTTCATCCTATTAACAGGGTTGTTATCCTTTGGATACATAGATAATGGTATGTTCTCACTGGTTTGGAGTTCTGAGATCTCCGCTGTCTGGTCTTCCATCGTGTGTTTCTGGTTCGGACAAAGAACATTCTCAAGAAAATGAGAGTCAATGAATCCGGATTGGAGATTATAAAGCATTTCGAAGGATGGTCCTCTTCAGCGTACATTTGTCCAGCGGGTTATATCTCGATTGGTTATGGTTCATGCTGGGATGATAAAGGTATTCGTATCACCGATAGTCACCCTGATATTACGAGAGACACAGGGACAGCGTATCTTAAAAGAGAAGTCAGCCACGTTGAAAAAGCAATTGAAAGACTTATCACAGCGGAACTGACTGAGAATATGTTTAGTGCAATAGGATCTCTAGCATACAACATTGGTACTGGCGCACTCCAAAGATCTACTCTTCGCATGAAATTAAATAGAGGGAATTATATTGGTGCATCTCAAGAGTTTCCTAAATGGCGTAGAGGTGGTGGGAAAATACTAAAGGGTTTAGTATTACGTAGAGCAAAAGAGAAGGAGTTATTTTTATCATGAATAAAGATGTTTGTCCTAAGTGTGGAAAAGAAAATTGTAAGTGTGATCCTGAAACTTGTGGTTGTGAACCTATAAACAATAAAGAACGTAAAAATGCCCCTGTAGGTGACCCAGTAGAGTAGGATGCCGTACCTCTCGGCTAGGGTACCACCAAAAAACAAGAGAAGCCTCTCTATGGGCCTTAAAATGGACTACAGAGAGGTTTCTCTTTTTGTTCTATCATTTTAGTACATCAGTCAACGTATTTAAGTACCATTGTGCTTTTTGCAGGTCTTGTTTAGGTTCATTCTTATATTTATAACGCCAAAGATATTTTATTGCGTTACCTTTTAAGTATCCTTGGAATTCTTCGTCGGACATACTCGCTTGAATAGCCTTAATACATTCAATACCATGTTTATTATAATGTAAAGGATTATTAACATTATCAGTATACGTAAGATTAGGTCCATATATTGTTCTCTCTGTCCTAGGCTTATTACACTCTTCTTGTTTCTCTAATTTCTTTAAAGTATTATAGTCCATATTCTACTCCTCTTTCTTTTTCTGTAGTTCTTCCCTTATGATTTCTGAAATAGGAACTAACTCTTCATTATCAATTCTGATAAAACCATCTTGTTCTAAAGATTCTAATAGATATTTTACTACAGCTTCTCTAAGAAGAAATCTTCCAGTATAGAATGATAGAGCTAAAGCTCCTATACTTATAAAGGTATGGATAAATGGGTCCATATCAAACTTCTTTTTTTTCAACCTCTTTCACCGCTAACACTCCTTTCAAAAAGTGGTGGTGATATTCGATAATTTGCCAGCCGTCGTCTTCATAAGCAGCCCTTTTAAGCTCTGCTTTTTTTTGAGCTACCATTTCTTTCATAATTAATTTCTGATTATATAATGCAGCTTCTGCCAAAGAGAGCATTGCAAATTTATCCCATACTTCGTTGTCTACTATAACTGCGTATGCCATTTGTTTAGTCCTTTATCTAATTATATCTTACACAATTCACAAGAGCCTTGATCTGTATCATACATCTCATACTTTGTACCTGTATCTTTTTCTAATTGTTGTATAATTTTTAAACGTTCTTGACCTACTTCAGTTGCTAACATACGTTGCTGTACTTTTTTACTAGCTAACATACAAGGATAACAACCAACTCTATTATTAGTTCCTTCATCATACAATGGATTTCTTTTAACTTTATTATCTTTTAAATATTTAAAGACTTCATCTTCAGACCAATCTACAATAGGTAATCTTACTTTAATAGTAGCTTTTAATTTCTTATTATATCGTCTAGGAAATACATCCTCCATTTCATGTACTTCTAAACCTGTCATATCTCCATACTTCCTAGCCCTCTGTCCACTCTCTTGAGTTCTCATTCCAAACCAAAACTCATAGATAGTTTGACTATCGTATATATTATCTTTATAGAAATCCTTGAGAGCATATTGTTTTAAGTGAGTAGTACAGAATCTACCTAACCCAAAGGGAAATCTTCCTTGAGCTTTAATTAACTCAGGTAAAGTAGAAGCTTTCTGACCATCTCTACGTTTACCACCTTTTGTACTATGTATTTCTATACCTAATCGTTTCTTTAAGTATTCTAAATACTCATAAGTTAAAGGATGTTCCCATCCTGTATCATTAAAGACAGCAACAATATTATCTTTAGGATTATTATTTAAAGCTAACACTAAAGAAGCTGTACTATCTTTACCACCACTCATAGGTACTAAAATATTATTAGTAGTTTTAATTTCAGTTACTAGTTCCATATTAAGTCTCACACTCTTCAACAAAGTTTTCGACATCAGTTTCCTTAAACCCTAAGTTACACATCCTAGATAAAAAATCATCATAACTTATGGCATCGTATTCGAATTTATTTATAGCACTTGTGACAAGTCTATCCCATAATACTCTGCTATCAATAACCATTATTATACTCCTTACAGATTTTCTTTTTATCAATAACATTTAAAAATTGACAATCCATATTTATCATTGAGCTTAGTATAGATGACCCACTAGTTTTTTTTCTTTGTAGAATTTGAGAAGTGTCATACGTTATACGAGTATAATTAAAATAACTAAGTGGAGCCGGGAATGCACAACTGGTGAGGATAAAAGAAATTA